AAATTTTCCGATGTTTTATCTTGTAACATATGAATAATAAAAAATAAACTATATATTCCACATTCAGTATTTTTATTTTGATGCTCTATTCCATTATTATTTTCAAATTTAAAATTTATTTTTGGATTTAATTTATGTCCTTGGTCTATTATTCTATTTACTAATTTCATTATTTCTTTTGATGGTTTGGTTCCTACGCTATCAAAGAAACATATGATTTTCTTTTTTATATTAATAAATAAACTTATCCAATGTGAGCCAGATTTATTATGTGGATCAGTATTAAAAATTATACCTATTTTATTTTTACCCTTTTTAATTTGATTTGCTAAACTAAAATTACATAATTCATTCCATACACATTCACCATGTGATGTTTTTGTATCGAAATCTATCGGTGATGGACCAATGAATTCAAAACACTTATAAGCCTTTTTATATTGATTCATAACCTTATCTATATCTACACTAGATAACCATTCATTAGGATTAGTTTTCCATTCACTAGGTGACACTGGCGCAAATGAATCAATAATATCTTCACTAATTTTTCCAAAATCTTTATTTTGTTTTAACCAGCATGACTCTGTTTTACATACATTATTTAAATAAGAAGATAACATAGAATGAATTTCTTTTGGATCATTTGTTTTTATTATTTTGGTTGGATGTCTTTTATTCCATTGATCTCTTAATTTATATAACGAATCATTTGTATAACAAGTAAAACTATTTATTTTATTTTTTTCTTTTGGACTACATCTTAATTTCTTAAAACTAAAATTTTTATAATCGTGTTTTTTTGTTTTGTATTTATTTTTCATCCTTTTGAATTTTGTTAGTTTGTTTTTTTGTGTCTTCTTCATAATTATTAATGATATTTTTCTTTTTATCAATACCCTTATTTTTTAAAATTGGATCTTTTAAATTTATTTCTTTTTGCTGAGGAATTATTAATTCTTTCGATTGTTCTGTCATATTAATTTTTATAAAATTATCTAAAGAAGGATTTGACATTTTTACTGAACGCATTAAAAGTTTTTCATTTTCTTCTTTTAAAATTTTATGAGATTCATCATTTATTTCATTATTTTCCTTAATTTTATCTTTAAACTCATTATAATCTTCTTGAATTATATCATTTCTATCTAATATTTTAAAATAATGAACACAAGCTTTTATAAAATTATCAAACATATATTTAATATCAGGTGGTATTTCCGATGAGATTTCTGCTTCTGTTTCTTTAGATAATAAATCTTTTGTTAAATTCAATATTCTTCTTCTATAAAATTTTTTATCTTTTTTATTTATTTTTTTATTTATTGTGTTTTCCGTAAAACTTGTGGAATGATTTTTATATTGTTTTTTATTTATTAAAAAATCTAAAGATACTTGATTTAAAAAATCATCTGATTCTGATTCTGATTTTGTTTTTTTATAAATATCTAATTCTATTGTTGATTCTATTATTGATTCTTCTGTCATTATATTATTTAAAAGAAAATTTATATCAGTTTAAATACTCATATAAATCAAATTAAAATTATTTTTAATGTCTTTTTGTTTTTAGTTTTTTTCTTTTATTTGTATTTTTAACTCTTCTATTTTTTTTTGTTTTCTTTCCTTTCTTTCCACCATTAACTGTTCTAGTAGGAAAAAGTCTGCTAGCTTTATCATTACTACAAACACCTAGTATAAAATATATTATAAATATTTTAGGTTTTTCTAGATTTTGGTTATTTATTTGATTTATTTCACTTAAGTCATTTAAAATAATTATTTTATTCCTAAAATGAGGTGGTATATTCATGTTACTTCCTATAATTTCTTTTAATTCGTATATATTTGTATATGTATCTACCCTTATTGTATTACTTGATGTACCTGCAAAATCTTTTATTTGAATTAATATTTCATTTTCGTTAAAATATTTATTTTTTTCCATATCTTCTTTATTATTTTTTTCTTCCGCATCATCTAAAATTCTCATAATTTCTGGCGACACACATAACTGAGATTCTAACCCTGGTGCTATTGGAAATGATGACATATATAATATTATTTTATTTAAAATATTATATTATTTAAAATAATATATAAAATTTTTATTTTTAGTCTTATTATTATTTTTTATCGCCTATTTCTTTAACTTGTGTCCTTGTTGAATTATAAAAAATACCTGATCCTACTAATTTTGTATCTGGATTTGGATTAAAATCACAAAAACTCTCTTTTTGAAATAATAAAGAATGAGATTGTGATTGTTTAGCATTATTCGGAGTATAAGAATATTTATATAAATCACTATTACTGTTTGGTACATAAACTGCTTGATCACATTTTTGTAAAGCAAAAACTTGACTCCTTAATTCAGATTCTAAATTTACATTCGTGGCAAAACCAGACCATGGTGATTTTGAATTTCCAGGATTAAAAACTGTTTGTGAATTATATGTTGGCATTTGTTCCATTTTCACATTTAATTCTTTTCTTGGATCAACAATCGGAAAATGAGAATATTTTGTCATTACAGGTCGAACATCTAAATATGGCTGAAGCATTTGCGATGGAATATTTCTATCATATATTCTGGTATTTGTTTGTTCATGTATTTTTGACACACAAATAACATCTGGATTATTTGATAACATTAATATAGATATATAATATTTTTATTTTATATATAATTTTCTTTATTTCATTATAAAAATATAAATAAAACAAATTTAAAGATTATAACATAAATTAATTAATATGTGTGGTATTTTTTCTCTCCTTAATACTAATAATATTTCTGATTTTTTTATAAATGAACAATTTGAAAAAGGCAAAAATAGAGGTCCTGAATATTCTAAATTATTAACATCGGAACATGATAAATTTGGATTTCACAGATTAGCTATTAATGGTTTAAATGACAAATCTAATCAACCATTTATGATTAATGATATAATTTTAATTTGTAATGGAGAAATATACAATTATAAATATCTATATGAATTAATGGAAATAAAATCAAAAACTGATTCAGATTGCGAAGTAATTCTCCATCTTTATTTGCGTTATGGTATTGAACAAACTTTACTTATGCTTGATGGTGTATTTGCGTTTATTTTATATGACACAAAAAATAAACAAATTTATGCCGCAAGAGACCCGTATGGAGTTAGACCTTTGTATCAATTAACTAATTTAAATAATTCAACTACGGATTGTTTAATTGGATTTGCGTCTGAGTTAAAATGTTTAAGTGAATTTAATTCCATTTGCGATTCTTATTCAATTGTTCAATTTACACCTGGAACTTATAGTGTTTTCAATTATAATAATTATATTTGGAGTAATAATAAACAAAATATTCCTTATATTGTTCCTTCATTTTCATCTCCAAATAATAAATTTATTTGGCAATGCTATTTTGATAATATTATTGAGTATTTAACTAAATCAGTTGAAAAAAGATGTTTAACAACCGAGAGACCTATTGCGTGCTTACTCTCAGGAGGGCTTGATAGTAGTCTAATTACTGCTCTTGTTAATGAATTTTATAAATCAAATTGTAATACTACTAGTACTAGTAGTAAACTTGAAACTTATAGCATTGGCTTATCTGGATCAGAAGACCTTAAATACGCTCGAATTGCTGCGAATTATTTAAACACAAAACATACTGAAATTATTGTTACCGAAAAAGAAATGTTTGATGCTATTCCTGAAGTTATTCATGCAATTGAAAGTTATGACACTACCACTGTTAGAGCAAGTATTGGCAATTATTTATTAGGTAAGTATATTGCTAAAAATAGTAATGCTAAAGTTATATTTAATGGAGATGGTTCAGATGAACTATGCGGTGGGTATCTTTATATGAATTCATGTCCAGATTCAATCGAATTTGATAAAGAAACTAGAAGATTATTAAAAGATATTCATTTATTTGATGTATTAAGATCAGATAAATCTATATCATCACATGGATTGGAACCTAGAACTCCATTTTTAGATAGAAACTTTGTAAATTATTATTTATCTATTCCGCCATATGCTAGAAATCATACAAATTTTAGCTATTGTGGCAAATATTTATTAAGAAAAAGTTTTAGTTTACCTATTTATGAAAATTCAGATTGTAAACAACTGTTGCCTGATGAAATATTATGGCGAAGAAAGGAGGCATTTAGTGATGGGGTTACAGGACATGGTCGGTCTCTTTTTCAAATATTACAAGAATTCATATCAATTGAGCTTAATTTACCAGCCAATATTGAAACTGAAAAATTATATTATAAATCTATTTTTGAAAAATGTTTTCCAAATTTATCTTATATAGTTCCTTATTTTTGGATGCCTAAATATACAACTGCTACAGATCCAAGTGCTAGAACATTAGATATTTATAAAAATAAATAATTTAAGTGCGCTGAAAAAAAGGCACTATAATTTTGTAAAATTGTTTTATGTAAATAATATATATGACTTCACATAAATTACATAAGTTTCAAGAACG